GGAATGGTTGTAGCTGATATTCCAAATAATACCGATGGTCAAATAGCGGTTAATGGAACACTTCACGATATTGATACAAGCGCATTTACAGCAGGTGATGTATTGTGGTTAAGTGCTACTTCAACTGCGGGGGGTATGGTTAATACTGCACCTTCAGAGCCAAATCATACTGTATTTATTGGTTATGTAGCAAGAGTGCATCCAACGCAAGGGCGTGTTGTTTTAGCAATTCAAAATGGTTATGAATTGGATGAGTTGCATGGTGTTCAAATTACTTCACCTTCAAATGGTCAGATATTAACTTACAATTCAACAAGTGGATTGTGGGTAAATACAAATGCCAGTACATCAGTTTCGAAATCAATTTTAAATCAAAATCATGGGGGTGCTGCTATTAATGCGGTAACTACAACTTATGGAGGTTGGTCAGGGGCTGCTGGATTTGTTACGTTAGGCAATGAATTTTCACGCAATACGATACTGCCATTAAATGGAAGTATAAATAATTGGGTAGTTAATGTAAATGCGCAACCTGCAAGTGGAAGTCTTGTTTTTATCCTTAGACTGAATTCAGTAGATACTTCAATGACTATCACAGTTGCAGCAGGAAGCGCAACAGGTAAATATTATAACACCACTTCAAATTTATCAGTGATTCAAGGTGATATAATATCGTTCAAAGTAATAAATTACGCATCAGCAGCTAATGCACTTGTGGGAAATTCGATAATGTATGAGGTATAACATAATTGAAAATAATGGCGTTACAACCATTCATGTATTAAATTACAATATCTTTTTTGGATTTGATGGTAGTGATAATTATGCACAATTTAGACAGGCATTAATTGAAAAGGGTATTGATGTCTTTGTTGACCTTTTGATAGCAGATAGTAACACCGCATTTACAATATTTACAGATGGCTACTAATCCTATCACACAATTGATGAATGAGTTTGGGCAGGATGTTGTCGAAATGGCAATGCTTAATCTTGGAGTTTATAGGACAGTAAATGGAAAGAAAAGAAGAGCAGTAGCGAGTGATAATTTACGCAAGTCATTAGCTTATAGATACTACAACAAATATAAGCGCATTGATTTCTTTGCTAAGGGCAGTGCGAGTGAATACTCCATATTTGTCGAAGAAGGAGTTAATGGTTATCAGACAAATAATAACTCACGATTTTCATTTAAGAAAAAATCTGTTGACGTAGATGCTATTCGAAATTGGATGAAAATTAAACGCATCCAACCACGTGAGCCAAATGGAGCATTCAAAAAGTTTGCTACACCAAAAGCGAAAGAGGAGGCAACCGATTGGATGGCAAGTAAGATAGCGAGGTCAATAGCACGAAGGGGTATCAAACCACTATTCTATTTTAGAGATGCAGTGAACGAAATGGTAGTGGACTATAACGATAGATTTATGGCTGCGCTTAAAAGCGAGATTAGCGTGGCAATTGAAGAAAATTTACAAAAAAATATTAAAGTATAATGGCATATACAACAGTAATAAGAGGACTTTCGGCACAAGGTTCAGATGAATTTAAAGGAATGTGTTACAGCAATAACGATGTATCATTTACAATGACTTCATCAGAATTTGCAAATAGTGGATTTAAATATATTGTTGAAATTACGGATAGTAGCACTTCACTGAATTACAAATTTTACATTTCACCCAACGCGGTGGGTAGTGGGGTATTCAATGCTAAGACCATATTCAATCAGTTGGTGAGAACGGATGTAACTATACCAAATTCAGATAATGTGATTTTACAGATATATGATGCGATTGTTATGAATGACAATCTTGTCAATACTTTTAGAATTGATTTGTACGAAGGTTATGATGTTGCAGGGGTGTTTACTGAAGACCCATCAGTGACTGTAATTTACCGATTGATGTGTGTGTATGGTAAAGGCAAAAGTAATTTCTTGGTGATGGGTTCGAATGAGACTTTACCCATTGCACTATCCCAATGTTACGATAACACAATAGGATTCAACGCTGAAACTGTTGCCACTCGAATCAATATCCCTGCATCACTTCAAAGTCAGGTAATAAATTGGCAACGCATCTCAAGGTCAAATGTATTAGGTGCGCAAGATAGCGCATATAAGATACTTAGTTGGATAGCTGATGATGGGGCTATAATTAATCAATCTTATCCATATGTAAATATCACTAATTTTAGATATGTGTTGTGGAATGATGCGTATACACAAGTAACCACTTTTGACATTCCAATGCAGTTTTTAAATAGCGGATTATTACATATTCCTGCAGGTCTTAAAAATTTGGTTGATGGCTCATTCATCACACAAGACGAAGCTAACGATACTTTATTTTGGACAATTGTAGGTATTGATGGTGCTGAAGATGAAGTAACTGCAAAGTATGGATTTTATATAGACGAGGATTGCAAATATAATCCCGTTCATGTGTATTGGCTCAATCAAATGGGTGGATGGGATAGCTACTCTTTCATCAAGAAAAATGAAAGGTCTATTGATGTAGAAAAGAAACGTTATAAGACCTATCTCGGTAACTATAACACGGCAAGTGTTGACACTCCATTTGATACTAAAAACTATTCAAGATCATTGAATGAGCGTGAGCCTATTGTCCGCACGTATATTAACTTGACAAGTGATTGGGTAACGGAGAGTGAATTCAAATTTATGAAGGACTTATTTCAATCAAAATCTGTGTGGATAGTGGATGACAATGTAGATGGTTATAATATTCTCCCTGTTGTCGTTGAGGATAATAACTTCTTAATGCGCCGTGAGCGCAATAGTCGCAAATACAACCAACAATTAAGATTGCAATTGGCTAATGAATATGATACTATAAATATAACATCAGCTGAATATCCAATTCCTATTCCAGAGCCTTGTTCATATTTGACTTCTTTTGCGCCTCAAACAGGATGGTCAACGAAATTAATATTGCAACCTAATTATGGTGATGCGTGTAATATATTAGCACTCAATGCGCCAGGAGGTATTTATCTATATGTACAAGTTACTGGAATAACATTTGGTCAAACATACTATGTACAAATAGATTATACGAATAACATTCCGTCAACTTTAAAATCTTCTGGATATATTGATCTTGGAAACGTTGCAACTGGTGGAGGTACACGTACATTATTCACCATGCAAACGGCAGGAACTCCAATTATAGCCACAGGAGTGTGGGGTACGGGAAATCCACAAGGATTTTTTAGATTTAATCTCCCTTCTTGGTATGGTGGAGGTTTATATAATGGAAATATTTACATCACAGTTGGATTTGGTAACTGCCCATAATTAAAATAGAATGGAAACAGCATTAATACTATACACTCAAGGCAATAACGTGCCTTATTTAGTTGACTTATACGAGAACGAAAACATTTCGCTTAACTATTCGTTCAATGACATCAAAGATTTAACACCTCGTGGTAACTATTCAAGGACTTTTCGTATTCCTTTTACCGAAACCAACGCCAAGATATTTGGATTTATACAAGAAAACACCTTTCAATTCAGTGGATTCAATCCAAAGCGTAAAATCAATGCGTCAATAACGGTGGACACGATTCCAATCATTGAAGGTTATGTGCAGTTCAAATCTGCCTACACAAGTAATGGTGAGGTGTCAGATTTGGAGATTGTTTTTTTTGGTAATACGGTTGACTTTTTCAAGACTATTGGAGATGCTGACTTTAAAAATTACATATCATCAGAACTTCAAACAGATTATGATTACGTTGTTCAATATGACACTATCACAGATTTCAACACAACGGGAAACATTTATCTGGGGTTAACTGATAGAGGACAAAATTGGGTTATGAATGTAGGTGATTCAGGCACTCGAAATATAATGAGTGAACTTGCATCAGTTGTTCCCAAGGTTGGTGAATTAACTCCATTCATTCGAGCAAGATATATCTTTGATAAGATTTTCGCATTGAGTGGGTTCCAATTCAATGATACTGATAGCACAACTTTAATAGAGCAATTAGATAAAATGTGGATTCCGTGGATTGGTGAAAGTGATATTATAGCACAACAAGGAAATCCCGATACTGCACGATTTAAGTTGAGCGAAACCACACCATTTACCGTTTTAGAATCTGATTTTGTTGAAACAACAATGGGTGATGGAAGTGTTTATTTAATTGCTGACTTGCCTACATTATATATAGATATTGATCCAGGTACTAATGTCAGTGCAGGTAATACTTACACCATTCCATTTAATGGAAGTTTTGTGATTTCTGGAAATATAACAATTGAGTGTGATGAGAACGCTCGAAATGTCGCTATTGGATTTTTATTAAATGATGGAACAAATGATTATATAATGTATAATAAAGGATGGGTATGGTTTGAGTATTATGATGATTATAATGGTCAATGGTATTATAACTTAAACACTCCATTAAGTGCAAGTACGGGAAGTTCATCTGCATTTCTTCAACAAGGATGGACAATTAAACCAGTATTACTTGCTGATTACAGCTCATTTCAATACTCAAATCCAATCACTTTAACTGTTTCATCCATTGAGGTAGGAACATTAGACATATCAAAACCTTTGTATGGTAATACAATAGATTGGAAATCTAATGCGCCAGTTATGAAGTGTAGTGAATTTATGAGTTCACTTTTTAAGATGTTTAATTTAGTAGTTATTGCTGATGATGTGAATCCACAATTATTGACATTTATACCAATACAAGAATATCTTGAACAAGGCAATGTGAAAGATTGGAGCAACAAGATAGACATATCAAAAGACATTACACTCACTTCAACTGCTGATTATCAATCAAAAGAAAATACTTGGACATACAAGTCAATGAGTGATTATTACAATCAATTATATAACGCTCAAGGAGACCGTGTATATGGTAGGTTGTTATTAATTGACCCCGAAAATGACTTTGCAACAAAGGAGCAAAAAATTGAAATAATGTTTGGTGCTACTCCATTGAATAGCATCAAAGGTAGTGATTATCCAATACCCAAATTTCAATCCGCTAATGGACAATTTGCATCACCTGGGGCAAGGATTCTTTACAAGACTGATGATACAATGACATTCAAGATTTTCAATGATACTTTGAATGGTTATGTATTGCACACGGTTGACTTATTCAGTCATTACACCACAGCTATTCCAACGATTGCAGATGAAGATTTGAACTTTGGTCAAGAGATACCTTTGCACTATTTAGATAGCACTCCATATAAGACACTATACCAAAGATATTGGAATGATTACATAAGTGATATCTATGCACCTGATGCACGTATCATTGAGGCTTTCTTTGCTCTTGAATTTGCCGACATTTATCAGTTTAAATTCAATGATAAAATCTATATCAAAGATTCCTACTATCGCATTTTAGAAATAAGCGATTACGTGGTAGGTATGCAGGACACCGTTAAGGTGAAACTCATTAAGATGGTGAGCGCAACTCCAGATTGTTTACAACAGCCAAAGCCATATATAGGAACGAATGGAGAAATTTTATGGCAGAATATAGATGGCTCTTTT